CACGAGAAGACAAGAGTTATCTGATTTGTATGGCTAACAGCATTTACAACATTTATTGTAAAGGGCGTAAGATTTTTTCTCATTTGACAGAGGAAGAATATTTCAATACAATGGAGGACCTGTCGATAGAGTATTATCAGACTGGTTCTCCAAAACCAGAAGACATTGACACTGAAATTAACAAGGAGTAATTATGGCAAAAGCAAAAGGTGGTCTCAACAAGAGCTCTTATATTCCCGGTCCTCCTAAAAAGTCTCGTCAGGGAAATGGTATGGGAACTAAGTACGCCGCGTCTTCTCGCAATGGGGCACGGAAGAAGTATCGTGGGCAAGGTAAAGGGTAAATAGGACAGAAGAATAAACTTAACACATGTCTTGTTTAATTACGAACTTACCCTCAATTGAAGTATGGGTTCGTAAAGAGTATCTAACCGATCACCAAAGTGGACATGGTGAATTTGTAAAGGGCGTTTGGGTTTCGGCAAAGTCGATTCCTGGACGCGCTTTTTATTTTGAAACGTATTTGCCCGAATATGCGGCAATGTACGATAAATTACCCATCAGTGCTTTCTTGTCGCGCCCAGAAACACCAGATCCAGATATGAATCTACCAAATCTACAGTTTTGGAACTGTATGGACTATGGTGTAGTAAGTATTAATAAGAAATTCATTGGAAGTATGGATTTTGAGTGCTATACACGCGATCATGGCATCCAAAAAGGTACTTATGTTTGTACGATCGACAATTATCACCGTGATCCAGACATGGTTGACTATGCCACGAGTGAAAATCCTGCTGAACATAAGTCTCATAACCTCATTGAACTCAATAATGGGCAGTACTGCCTCTATCCAAACAATAGATTACGCATTTTTGACAATAGTCTGACTCCAAAGGAACCAAAGATGCCCGATTTTAAGGTTTCAACTCAATATTATCAGGTTGAAAATGGTTATGAGCGCCTTGGGATGGGTAATGAAGACGAATATCACTGGAAAACGGCACAAGAAAGAGAAAATAAATAGTTTTTTGTTAGAAAACTGACTTGGAACGTTTTTCTATGGGGAAACACCTTCTTCTTGAGGTGTATGATGTTGACTTTGACCTAATTAATGACGTAAATTCTCTTCAAAACGTCATGATTAGAGGAATTGAACGTGCGAAGATGACGATTTTAAACACTTTTTCGCACTGTTTTCTTCCACAAGGGTGTACAGTCGTCATTGCCCTTGCCGAAAGTCACGTTTCTTGTCACACTTGGCCAGAAAATGGATGTTTAGCAGTTGATGTTTATACTTGCGGTGAAGGAAATCCCAAATTGATTGCGTTAGAAATACTTAAATACTTAAATTCAGACTCATATTTGTTGCGTGAATTGGATCGTTAAATAGAAATAAGGAGATAGCAACCTCCTTTATAAAAGTTCTGTTTTATTCATTAAAACAGGAGCTAAAATGTCCAACTCACCTGTCGATAGGGACAAGAACTACATGAGAGAGATGTGGGGAACCACAAAACTCATTACCGATTATGAAGCAGATAAACCAAAAAGATTGATACAAGAAGTCATGCACGATTCGGCACCAAAGCATGATTTATTAAAACAAACCGAACTTCATGAAAAAATTCGTAATGATGAAGATTATGATGATTGGAGTTATGGTACGGAACCAACATATGGTCATCCTTGGCAATAGAATATAAATAAATCAAGAAACTTTTGTCCGATGGCAATACAGAGGATATCTAGATCGTTTAAAGATATTAGTTTATCCTTTGAACCTCATCCGGTTACAAAGGATTTACCAATACTAAAAAATGAAAATGCGATAAAAAGATCGGTAAGGAACATTGTGGAGACTATTCCTACAGAAAAGTTCTTTAATCCGATCTTTGGATCTGATGTGAGAAGTAGTCTTTTTGAATTTGTTGACTATGGTACTGCTTCGATCATAGAAGAACAGATCAAACTCGCAATCAGAAACTTTGAACCAAGAGTAGATAATGTTTCTGTTGAGGTAAATCCTAAACCAGATACCAATGAGTTTGAAGCAACCATCTTTTTTGATATTATTGGACAGGACTTCCCAACTCAAGAATTTACATTTATCCTAGAGGCAACAAGATAAAATGCCTTTTACACAGTTTACCAATCTAGACTTTGATCAAATAAAGTCCTCAATAAAAGATTACCTCCGTGCGAATTCCAATTTCACGGATTTTGATTTTGATGGGTCTAATTTTTCTGTTCTGATTGATACTTTAGCGTATAACACATATATTACGGCGTTCAATTCAAATATGGTTGTCAACGAATCCTTTTTGGATTCGGCAACCTTAAGAGAAAATGTCGTCTCTTTGGCAAGGAACATTGGATACGTGCCTCGCTCTAGGACCGCCTCAAAGGCGACAGTTTCGTTTAATGTACCAACTACCACAACAAGTCCCACACTGACCTTACAGGCAGGACTAGTGTGCGTTGGTGGCGTAGAAGACACCACATATACTTTTTCCGTACCAGAAAATATAACCACCACCGTATCTAGTGGATCTGCCAGTTTTTCAGGTATTGAAATCTATCAAGGAACATTTTTACGCAATCAATTTGTTGTTGATGGATCTTTAGATCAAAGATTTATTCTTGATAACGCATTCATTGATACATCGACAATAGTTGTTTATGTAAAGGGTATATCGGATACTGGATTGGGAAGACAGTATAAGTTGGTTGATAATATCTTAACTCTTGATGGATCATCGGAGACATATCTAATTCAAGAGATAAAGGATGAAAAATATGAATTACTCTTTGGTGATGGTATATTTGGAAAGAAACTGGAAGATGGAACTATTATTACGGTTACTTATATCGTTACAGATGGTAAGGACGGTAATGGTGCATCCTTGTTTTCCTTCTCTGGATCATTAAGAGGTTCATCGGATGAGATTGTAACTCCATCATCTTCAGTTTCTATTACTACATCAATAGCATCTTCCAATGGTGGTGATATTGAAAGTATAGATTCTATCAAGTACTTTGCCCCAAGACTATATTCTTCACAGTATAGAGCAGTTACTGGAAGAGATTATGAGTCTATTATTCAGTCAATATATCCAAATACAGAATCTGTTTCTGTCGTTGGTGGCGAAGAATTGGATCCACCACAGTTTGGTACAGTTCTGATTAGTATCAAACCAAAAAATGGTGACTATGTATCAGACTTTGATAAGCAACAAATCCTATCAAAACTAAAAAATTATTCATTAACTGGTATTAATCAATCAATCATAGATCTTAAAGTTTTATATGTTGAGATTGATTCTGCGGTGTATTACGATTCCCCCAGGGTTTCTAATATTAATGATTTAAAAACCAGAATTACATCCGCCCTTAATACATATTCTTCTTCAACAGATCTGAATAAATTTGGTGGAAGATTCAAGTATAGCAAACTTGTAAGAGTTATTGATGATGTAGATACCGCAATTACATCTAATGTGACAAGAATTATCATTAGAAGAAATCTAAAGGCAGCAATAAATCAATTTGCACAGTATGAACTTTGCTTTGGAAATCAATTCCATATTGATCCAAAAGGATTCAATATTAAAAGCACCGCATTTAAAATTTCTGGAGAGGCGGATTTTGTCTACCTAACAGATGTTCCAAATAAAAATTCTCTTGGAAACTTAGATGGTAGTGGAACTGGAATATTATCTGTTGTAAAACCAGATCCAAACGGTGTGGATAATATAGTTGTCGTAAAGTCTGCCGGAACGATAAATTATACTACGGGAGAGATAATTCTCACAACTATAAACATTACTGAAACTGATTTGGAAAACAATATAGTCCAAATTCAGGCATATCCAGAATCTAATGATATTATTGGATTAAAAGATCTATACCTAAGTTTTAGTGTTGCCGACAGCACCATAAATATGGTTAAAGATACAATATCATCTGGTGAACAAATATCTGGTATTGGATTTAAAGTAACTTCAAGCTACCTAAACGGAGAACTAAAGAGGATATAAGATGATCGCAACCGGGTTTGAAACAAGAGTACAAGTACAACAGATTGTTGAAAATCAACTTCCAGAATTTATTTTATCAGAAAGTCCAAAAGCATCAGAATTCCTAAAACAATATTATATTTCTCAGGAATTTTCTGGTGGTACTGTTGACATTGTTGATAATCTGGATCAGTATTTAAAACTGGACAATTTAACTCCAGAAGTAATTACTGGAGAAACTTCTCTGTCTGCAGATATTACTAGTTCAAGTTCGGTAATAGAAGTAGTAAGTACCAAAGGATTTCCAAATCAATATGGTCTCTTTAAGATTAATGATGAGATTATTACTTATACTGGTGTAACGACTAATACATTTACTGGTTGTATTCGTGGATTTAGTGGAATTACATCCTACCATTCCGAAAACTCTCCCGGACAATTAGTTTTCTCAACTTCCTCAGCAGATTCTCATACATCTGGGTACTCTGTTCAAAATTTAAGTTCTCTTTTTCTAAAAGAATTTTATAAAAAAATTAAATATACTCTTACACCGGGATTAGAAAACGCAGACTTTGTTTCTAATTTGGATGTAAGTAATTTTATAAAAGAGTCAAAAGCATTTTACCAAGCAAAAGGAACTGAAGAATCTTTCAGAATTCTGTTTAATGTTCTGTATGGAGTTACTCCAAAGATAGTTGATCTTGAACAATATCTACTTAAACCATCTTCTTCTAACTTTATTAGAAGAGAAATTGTAATTGCCGAAAGAATCTCTGGCGATCCAAATAACCTTGTTGGACAAACAATTAGAAAGTCAACAGATGATGTGACACAGGCTTCTGTATCAGAAGTTGAAATAATTACAAGAAAGGGAAAAACCTACTATAAATTAGGTCTTTTTGTTGGTTATGATGAAAAAGCTTTAATCGAAGGTAGTTTTTCTATTCCAGGAAAAACCAAAGTAATAGGTGATATTGCGGTTGGATCATCAGTAATTACTGTTGATTCTACTGTTGGATTTAGTACGTCTGGAACTGTCATCTCAAACGGTAATACGATTACATATGGCAATAAAACTATAAACCAGTTTTTAAATTGCAGTGGAGTAAAATCGCAAATAGATTCTACCACAGACTTAAGATCTAATGAAACAATTTATGGATATGAAAACGGAGATATAACCAAAAAAGTTGAATTAAGAATTACTGGAGTTCTATCTAAATTTGTTCCAACTTCAGATATAAAATTAACTTCTGAAGGGGAAAGAATTTTTGTAAAAAATCTGGGTGAAAATATCATTAATCCAGAAATCAATAGTACAAAAAAACAGGTATTCTTTAATTCTTGGATTTATAATACGTCTTCAAGATATCAAATAAAAACAATATCAGGATCTACATTTACACTATATTCTAATATTGATAAGTCAAGTCTAAAAGAAACCGATAAAGTAGATGTTGTTGTAAGAGGAACTCAAAATGTAGTTGTAACTGATGCAGTTATTCAAAACATCAATACAAATACAAAAGAAATAAATCTTGATAATCTTTCTGGATTTTCTCCAGTGACCGGACTATCATATGATATCCGAAGAAAATTAAATAAAGCCTCAAGTTCTGGGGTAGATATTTTATATGGAAATAATATAATCACTTCTGATATTCAAAATACCTATAATGATGAAGATCAATATTTTTATACATCTTCAAACTCACTACCATCATATCAAATAACAAAAAACGTATCCGAAAGCGTTATTTCTGAAGCATTGGGATCGAGTATCCAAGGATATAGTTCTTCATCTTTAAAATACTCAATAATATCATTTAATAGTGATGTACCATTTATCACTGGAGATTCTGTTTATTATACTCCTCAAATTACTCCAATAACAGGTCTTTCCGAAGGAATATATTTTGTAGAGGTTTTAACAAATAAAAACCAAGTAAGACTATACACTTCAAGATCATTTATTCCAATTGGTGACTATGTAGAATTTGAACCCTTGGCAGCAGGTACAGGTTCTCATACATTTACATTATTAGATCATCATGATAGAAAACTAGAACCACAAAAATTACTCAAAAAGTTTCCTTTAACATCCAACATAAAATCTGGATATGGAGTAGAAACAGTTCCTGGAACTGTTGGAATGTTAATCAATGGTGTTGAAATAATTAACTATAAATCAAATGATAAGGTATATTATGGACCCATTCAATCGATTAAAGTTTTAAATGGTGGAAATAATTATGATGTAATAAATCCACCAACTATTCAAATAGCATCTCCAGGAACAGGAACAACCGCACTTGTTAGACCAGTTATTAGTGGTGTAGTAACTTCCGTTTATGTTGATCCTCAAGATTTTGACATTGAAAAAATTACTTCAGTCACAGTAACTGGAGGTAATGGGGATGGTGTGGTTTTACAACCAATTCTTTCAAAGAGATATAGAGAATTATCCTTTGATGCTAGATTGTCTACAGAATCGGGTGGAATTGATGTAACTAATGAAACAATTACATTCTTAAACAATCACAATTTATCCAACGGACAATCTATAGTTTACAATAAAAATGGTAATGATCCTGTTAGTATTGGAACATTTGGTGGATTAAATACTGATCAAAATTTAACCTTACAAAGTGGATCGGTATACTATCCAGAAATAGTAAATACAACCACTATCAAACTATATCAAACATTTTCCGACTATTATGCTGGTATCAATACTGTAGGATTCACAACAGCAAGCAACATAGGATTACACAAGTTTAGAATCTATGATGAAAAGAATACTCTAACCTCTATTAAAGTTATAAGTCCTGGAAGTGGATATCAAAATAGAAAATTAATTGTAAAACCAGTAGGCGTTTCTACAATTAATTCCACTATTACTTTTACGAACCATGGATTTAGTGAAGGTGATAAGATTGTATACTCTAGTACAGGATCATCTATATCCGGATTGACGACTACCAATCAATATTACATTGTCAAGTTAGATAATGATTCATTTAGACTTGCTAATGCTGGAGTTGGTGGAACGGTAACATCAAATTATAATAGAAACAATTATGTAAAATTTAGTTCTGTTGGATCTGGATATCATAACTTTGAATACCCACCTATTCTGGTCAACATTAATGTTGAATATTCTGGCACCACTGGAGTTATAACCGCAACTCCAGTAGTTAGAGGATCCATAGTTGATGCTTATGTATATGAAAGTGGAACTGGATATGGAACCGAAATTTTAAATCTTGAGAAAAAACCAACTCTAACCATAAACAATGGTAAGAATGCTCAATTAAAACCCATTATTAATAATGGAAGACTGATATCTGTAGAAATACAAAGCAGAGGATCTGAATATACCGCCTCTCCGGATTTAGAAGTTGTGGGAGATGGTGTTGGTGCAAAATTAAGAGCAGTTGTTCAAAATGGATATATTTCTGATGTTAAAATCCTAAACGCTGGTGTATCATACACACAAGATAAAACAACCATCAAAATAACTCCAGCAGGATCTGGTGCCATTTTAGTACCAGAGGTTAGAAATCTATCGATTAATAATTTTAGTAGATATGGTACAGAAATTTTATCACAGTCAGACGATCAATTAAAATATTCTTTCGTTGGATATTCTACACAAATTGGAAATACATATTTTGGTGATACTGGATTAGATCACTCTCCAATTATTGGATGGGCATATGACGGTAATCCAATCTATGGACCATATGGATATAGTGATCCATCCGATGAAAATTCTACAATAAAATTATTACAAAGTGGATATACGAGTAGTTCAACAAATGTTGAGAATAGACCAACATCATTTGGTGTAGGATTTTTTGTTGATGATTACAAATTTACAAATTCTGGTGACCTTGATTACAGTAATGGTAGATTCTGTAAAACTCCAGAATATCCTGATGGGACATATGCATACTTTGTTGGAGTATCTACAAATCCATCAACAGGTAAATTAGAACCACAATATCCATATTTTATTGGAAATACTTATAGATCAAATCCTTTAGATGAAAATTTCTTAATTAATCAAGAAACATTTGATTTTAATTCTTCAAATCTTATTAGAAATACTTTCCCATATAAGGTATCCGATGAATATGCCGACAATGATTTTATAATTGAATCTAATGAGTACATAGATCAAACTGCTATCGTAGACTCTGTAACAAAGGGATCCGTGGATTCTTTCCAGATCGTTGAGTCTGGAAGTGATTATAAAATTGGAGATTCTCTTGAGTTTGATAATACAGGAACTGGTGGTGGTGGACTGAGTGCTTTTGTCAAGTCTTTAACTGGTAAAGAAGTTTCTAATATTCAAACCGAAGTTGATGAATACCAAAATGTAGTTTTTGTTTGGAATAATTCAAACCAAGTATCAGCATACATTTCAACTTCACATAGTTTTATTACTGGAGACTATGTAGTTGTTTCTGGGTTATCGACATCAATCAATACTCTAACTGGATCACATCTCTCTGGAGTTACAACTTCAAGAACTGTACTTTATAAGGAAGTATCCTCAAATGCTACTGCTGGTGTAGTTACGGACATTTATGTTTCATCTATTCCAGAGTCAATTTCGATTGGAAGTAGTATTGGCATCGGCACAGAAAGGCTTTTTGTTCTTAACAAATTCTCAGATAGAAGTATTCTGCGTGTAAAGAGGGGTGTAGTTGGATCTGCCCATACATCATCAACATTTGTTGATCTTATTCCAAGTTACCTATCTCTACCAGTACAGTCAGATTATTTTGAGTCTAAGATAAATGATGTATATTACTTTAATCCTAAAGAATCTGTTGGTGTAGGAACGGTCGTTGGCGTAGGGACTTCTACGAATTATACTATTGGTGAATTGTTAGAGGTTGTTTCCATACCATCTCAAAGCATTTATCTACCAAACCACCCATTCAAAACAAACCAACAAGTTACATTAAGAAAGCCATCTGTAGGACTAGCACTAACAGTATCAGATACTTCTGGTGGATCTACATTTAATGTTCCATCATCTGGAGATAGTCAGACTGTATACATCATTAACAAATCTAAAGATTATATTGGAATTGTAACTCAAGTTGGATTAACAACAAGCACAAATGGACTATTCTTCGTAAATAATGGTTCAAATGAATTTGATTATTCAATAGAATCGAATTTCGCACAAGTAACGGGTACTGTTCAAAAAATAACAACTCAAGTATCAGTTTCTACCTCACATAATCTTTCTAATGGAGATCTGATTAACTTAACGGTTAATCCAAATCAGTCTGTAGGAATTGGCACATCGACGGCAATATCGGTAAAATATAACCAATCAAGAGATTTGGTTATAATAAATCCTGTCGGATTCTCCTCGGAGTCCGTAGATATTCTCAATAATAAAATAACAATAACGTCACATGGATTAAAAACTGGTGATAAAGTATTTTATGATGCAAATTTAGTTTCCAGCGGTTTAGGTACAGGAGACTATTTTGTATACAGAATTGATAATAATAACATTCAATTGACTGAGACTTATTCAGATTCTATAAATTATCCACCAAATGTTGTAAGTCTAGGATCTACGGGAGGATCTAATCATGAACTTTCTCCAATAAATCCAGAAATTTCTGTAGTTAAAAATAATAATTTAGTGTTTGATTTGAAAGATCCTTCACTCTCTGGGTATAAGTTGAAGTTATATTATGATTCAAACTTTAAAAATGAATTTGTATCTACAGGAAGTACAAATAACTTTATAGTTTCTGGTGTAGGCACCATTGGTGTTTCAACCAATGCCTCTCTTACATTAAATTATTCAAGTACAAATCCAACTAACCTATTCAATACTTTAGAAAAATCTGGATATATTAGTACATCAGATATTGACGTACATAATTATTCTCAAATCAAATATGTTGAGAGTAATTATAATAATTCTTATAAAGTATTTGGTGTTGGAACAACCACTTTCAACGTCTCTTTAAATGAGATACCAGAATCTCTATCATATTCACAATCTAATACAGAAACACTTAAATATTCCACAACATCTTTAACGGCAAGAGGAGGAGTAAATTCATTACAAATAACTTTTGGAGGATCAGGATACAAGAAACTTCCAACATTTGTAAGTGTTGCTTCTACACAAGGAATTAATGCCAAAATTTTACCAAAATCTAGGAACATTAACAGGGTTGATGATGTAAGAATTATAGATCCTGGATTTGAATATTCTTCAGATAAAACGCTGAGACCAGAAGCATTTGTTTCACCAACTGTTTCACTAATTAATTCTGATGAGATTGAAAATATTTCTGTTACATATGGTGGAAGAAATTATACTTCCGCTCCAAATCTTATTATTGTAAACCCACAAACTGGAGTACAAGTTTCTACAGGTATTCTAGAATCAACATTAAATGGATCCTCTATCTCTAATGTATCCATAATTGAATCTCCAAAAGGATTAAATTCTTTAGAGCAATCCATTGTAGCGATTAATAATAGTAATGGAGTTACTGTAAATACTATTCAATCTTCACAAAGTGGAATAGTAACCTGTGTATTAGTTACTCCAATATCTGGATTTAGTACTTCAGCATTTAGTGTCGGAGATAAAATATTTGTTGAAGGAATCCAAAAGTATGGATCTGATGGTGAAGGATTCAATTCTGAAAATTATCAGTATCAATTCTTTACTGTTACAGCATATAGAAATACAAATCCTGCTGAACTAGAATTTAATCTATCTGGGATTACCACAAATGCTGGTATAGCAAAAACTGCACAAAATTCATATGCCAATATTATTAGATATGATGATTATCCAAGATTTAGAACTGTTCAAAAGTCTTCAGTTTTCCAGGTTGGAGAAAAATTATTAGCACTAACTTCTGGGACTTATGTTGAGATTGATCTTATCATAACTGAAAGTGGAAGTGACTATATTAAAGTCTACGGAGATTATCAATTAACACTAAATGAAACAATAAAAGGAACAGTTAGTGGATCTATAGCAACAATCAATGATGTTATTGATAACTTTGGAAGATTTGATGTTGACTATTCATTGAGACAAGATTATGGATGGTCTGATAATATTGGAAAACTGGACGAAGACTATCAAGTATTACCAGATAATAATTACTACCAATCATTGTCATATACTATAAAGAGTCCGATAGAATTTGAAGAACTTATAAATCCAGTCAATAGACTTCTTCATACTAGTGGATTAAAGAACTTCTCAGATACAGAATTAACTTCAACCGCATCAATATCGATTGGATCATCAACTATAGAATCAATAAGTATTTTTGATATTTTAGAAGAAAGAAGAGTTGATACAATCAATAACTATGACTTAACAGTAGATGTTGATGTATTTGATGGTAAATCAAAGTTCTTAAAATTAAAAAATAAAAAACTCGCTGATTACATTGAATGTAAGACAAATCGAGTCTTAACCATTGATGATATAAGTTCGCAGTTTTCCAATTCATTGTCATCTCTGAATGGGTATGTTGATTTATCTCTGGATGACGAATACTCAAGATTTTTAGTTCAAATTAAAAATCCAAACAATGATGATGTTCAATTAACTGAATTGGTTCTGTTTAAAGATTCTAATGATGTATTTACATTTGAAAAATCAAACATATACAACACATCTCAAGAATTGGGTGAATTGTCTGGAAATATTGATGAATTTGGAAATACAACTTTAAGATTTACTCCTAACGACATTTATGATAGTGACTATGATCTTAAAGTATTTAAAAATTATTTTAATACAGATTTGGTAGGAATATCAACCCAATCTGTTGGATTTGTGGATCTGGTAGGTGTTAATAGAATAGTTGCTGTTGGACAAACATCAGAATTAGTATCCGCAAATATCGGAAATGTGGACTCTTTCTTTGCTACAATAGAAGTTACAGATAATACAGCATCTGATAAGAATTATGTTGAATTATATGTTACTCATGATGGCACAAATTCTTACTTCTCCGAATATTACGTTGATACTAAACAAGAATCTGGATATTCATCAAACTTTATCGGAACGTTCACTTCAGAAATTAATTCTGGAATTTTGAGCATTAATTATGAAAACACATCATCCAATGAAATTTTAGTAAGGTCTAAAATTGTTGGATTTGGTACAACTTCATCTGGAATTGGTACTTATAGATTTAAAGAGAGTGGTCAAACTGACGGAACTGAGAGATCTTTAAAATTAGAATCAAACTTTACTAATGTTTCTTCAGCATCAACTATTGTAGGATTTAGTACCTCCAATATCACATCAGTTAAGAACTTGATTAGAGTTTCTTATGGATCAACAAGTGCTATTCATCAAGTATTGATGTTCCAAAATTCCTTGAACATTTATAACGTACAGTATCCTTTCCTCTCTATTGGTAGTACTTCTGGAATTGGAACTTTCTCCACGGAATATAATGGTTCTAATTTCAATTTAATATTCCACCCAGACACGTCAATATCAGACACAGTACAAATTCAAACGTTTAGTGAGGCAATTTATGGAACTAGTGATTTTACCAACGTTGCTCCAGATTTAACATATGGACCTTCAACTGAATCATTGTCTCTCATTCAATATAATGCGATTAATGGGTCAAGATCTAATAAAACTAATTTCACACTAAATCATGGTGGAGTTCCAATTTTTGAGAAAAAATTTAATCCAGCAGACACATCTACTTTAAATCCATCGACTGGAATTTTCACAGTTAATGACCATTTCTTTAATACTGGAGAAAGATTGATTTACACTCCAAATTCAACTTTTGTTGGAGTGGCAGCATCCTCTGTTGGAATTGGAGCAACTTTAAATTCTGTTGGTATTGTTACCGATATTCTTCCCGAAGAAGTCTATGCTATTAAGATTAATAAGGATAAATTTAGAATCTCTACCAGAAGTGATTTTGCTTCTAGTGGGATATATGTAACATTTACATCTTCTGGATCTGGAAATTCCCACGAACTTGAGATGTATAAGAAGACTGAAAAATCCTTAATTGATATTGATGGAATAATTCAGTCTCCATTAGCATTTACTCCAATCAACACAACACTTAATGATAACGGTGGGCAAATAACTAATTCGGCAACAATATTTGGAGTTTCTGGCATAGCATCAATAAGACCAAATAACATTGTTAGAGTTGATGACGAATATATGAAGGTTGTTTCAGTTGGAGTTGGAACAACGTCTGTTGGACCTATAAGTGGTTCTGGTAGTGTCAATCTTTTGGAGGTTAATAGATCGTTTGTAGGAACTATATCGACATCACATACTGATGGAACAGAGGTCAGGGTTTACAGTGGTTCTTATAACATTATTGGAAGTCAAATTTACTTCACAGACGCTCCAAAAGGAAAATCTACAACATTAAAAGATTCTTCTAATTTGGAATTTGCCAAATCCACATTTGATGGTAGAGTTTATCTAAGAAATGATTATACAAATAATAGAATCTTTGATGATATTTCAGATAGATTCAGTGGAATTGGTCAAACATATACTACCACTATTCAAGGTATAAACACCACTGGAATTCAAACTGGCAGCAGTATTCTTCTAATTAATGGTATTTTCCAAAAACCATCTACCTTTAATAATACTGGAAACAATTATTCATACATTGAAAATGTTGGAGTTTCTAGTGTCGTATTTACTGGAATTACCTCATCTAATGGATCAATTATTAAGAGTGAAACTGACATAAACCAAAATCAATTACCAAGAGGTGGTGTAATTATATCTCTTGGATCGACCGGAGGATTAGGAGTTGCTCCTTTGGTTGGAGCATCGGTTACTGCAGTTATTGGTGCTGGCGGAACAGTTGTTTCTGTTGGACTGGGAACTACCGACATTTATGGATCTGGATATCGTGGAACAGTTTCTATTGGAATCACCGAAAGTGGTCACACTGGAACTGCTGCCACTATTACTGCTCTTGTTGGACTTGGTGGTACATTGGCGTTTACTGTTGTAAATGCGGGAACAGGATATACGAATCCAACCATAGAAATTCCTCAACCATCTTATGAAAATCTAGAAATTATTGGTGTCTCTAGACTTGGAATTGGCGCAACAACAGAAACTGGAACCGGTCTCTTAATATCTGTAGATGTTGGAGCAAGTTCTACTACTGGAATTGGTTCAACTTTATTTGAAGTTTCCTCCTTTGATATCACTAGATCTGGATATGGATTTAAAGTTGGTGACGTATTTAAACCAGTGGGTCTAGTAACCGATAGAAATATTCCATCCTTGGTAAGTGATTTTGAGCTTACTGTTTTGGACGTTTATAGTGACAAACTATCATCTTGGGAATTTGGTGAATTTGACTTTATCGATCCAATAACAGATCTACAAGATGGCAACAGAACAAGATTCCCTCTATCGTATAATGGTCAACTATTGAGTTTTGAAATAAATGCGAATGATCCAGATTCTTCTTTGATAGATCTAAATGCTTTACTATTGATTTTTGTAAATGGAGTCCTACAAACACCACAAGAATCTTATATTTTTGAAGGTGGAACTTCATTTACATTTAATGTTGCTCCAGAACCAGAAGATAACATTTCTATTTTCTTCTATAAGGGTACTTCTGGATCTGATAGTGTTACAGTTTCTATTGTAGAAACTGTTAAAGAAGGTGATTTAGTTCAGGTATTGAAAAATAACGAATATTCGGGAACAGTTGATCAAAATATCAGAACAATTTATAATATAGCAACTTCTGATAAGATAGAAACAAATCTCTATGTTGATGCTGGAATTGATCAGACAAACTTTAAACCATTAAGTTGGACAAAACAAAAAGTTGATAAATTTATTAACGGAGAAACTGTTTATAAGACAAGAGACTCTATAGAATCTTTGGTCTATCCTACAGCAAGAATCATTAAGGATCTATCTACTTCAGATACGGAGATATTTGTTGATGATGCACAGTTCTTTAACTATGAGGAAAATACTTCATCATTGATTATTTCTAGTTTTGGTGGTTTGATCGTCAGTGGAACATCTCCAGTAGCAGCAGGACTCACTGCTATCGTTTCAGCAGCGGGTACGATTCAAAGTCTCTCTATCACCAATGCTGGCAGTGGATATGTAGGTTCCGCTATAACTGTTTCGATATCTGCTCCACCATCAGTTGGTGTTGGTGTTGGTACAACTGCTACAGCAACTGCTACATTAACAAATGGGCAAGTAACGTCTACAACTATCGTCAATTCTGGTTTTGGATATCTACAAAGTGCTCCACCACAAGTTCTTGCTCCATTACCTTCTTTCATAAAAGAAGATGTAAATAGCATTACTACCGTTGAAGGTTTCTCTGGTATTGTTACTGGAATAACAACTACATCTGGAACTTCTGGAAATCCACTAGCACTTAAGTTCTTCCTAAATTCATCATCTTTTGTTGGACTTGAGACTGGATATCCTCTTTATATCTTTGACACATCTGTTGGATCGGGGGTAACATCGATTGATAGTAGTGACATTGCTCTAGTTGGCATTGGAACAACGTTCTTAGATAACGTATATTATATACATTCAATCACCTCTAGTGGATCTAATTCTGAAATTATAACAAATGTTGATTCTGGATCAAATATTATTGGAATTAACACTTCTGGAACTACATCTCAACCAATTGGTAAGTTCTCTTGGGGTAAATTATCTGGATTTACTAGATCTATTTCCCCAATTTCTATCGCAGTAACAGGATTTACGGTTGATTCTGGTTTATCAACTTTCCCATCAATTCAAAGGAGAGATTATGGTCTAAGGGATAGTGGCGCTTTGAGAAAGGATCTTGGATAGTATAAGTATAAATATAGGAAAAAGCTAGTAATATGGCTGCTATTGTAACAGACCAATTTAGAATTTTAAACGCGAATAATTTTGTTGAGAGTGTAGAAAATTCTTCAAATTCATATTATGTTTTTGTCGGATTATCCAATCCAACTCAGGTTGGGTTTGGCAGAACTTCTGATTGGAATACAAATACACCAAATCCAGTAGATAATTTCAACAATATCAATCATTCTTCTGACACGATGATTTTTGGTAAAAAAGTCACGAGTGTTAATATTAGAAGATTGGTAAGAAGAATTGATTGGACACAGGGAACTAGATATGAGATGTATCGCCAGGATTATAGCGTAACATCTCCATCTCCAATAACACAAGCGTCGAGATTATATGATGCAAACTATTACGTTATGAATAGTAATTATAACGTATATATTTGTATAGACAATGGATCTTCTGGAATTAGCACTACAGGGAATGCCTCTCAAGATGAACCGCTTTTTACGGACTTAGAACCATCTAGAGCAGGAGAAAGTGGTGATGGATATATTTGGAAATATTTGTTCACTGTTTCGCCAAGCGATATTATAAAATTTGATTCTACTGAATATATTTCTGTTCCCAATAATTGGTCAACATCAACAGATACCCAAATACAAGCAGTTAGAGAAAACGGCGACTCCACCGTAAATAATAATCAAATTAAAAAAGTTTATATTGAAAAACAAGGATCTGGGTACTCTGGTGGTTTGGGTCAAGAAGTTAACATTTTGGGAGATGGTACTGGTGGAAAGGTGGTGTTGGATGTTGTAAGTGGGAAAATAACAAATGCTGTTGTTTCTTCTGGTGGCAAAAACTATACCTATGGAATGGTAGATCTTGGATCAATTAATGCGAATGCCACTGGTAATTTTGCCAAATTAGTTCCTATTATTCCACCATCAAAAGGTCATGGGTATGACTTATATAAAGAATTGGGAACCGATAAAATTTTAGTTTATGCTAGATTTGATGATTCCACAAAAGATTTTCCTACCGATACAAAATTTGCCCAAATTGGAATTCTAAAAAATCCGACTTCAATTGGATCAACATCTATTTTCGCAAATAATGAATTTTCTTCACTGTATTCTATCAAATTCTCTTCAGTTTCTGGTAGCATTAGTGTAGGTGATAAGATTAGTCAGTCAGTTACTGGTGGTTCTGCTCATGGGTATGTTGCCTCATATGATTCGGAGACTAAAGTCCTAAAATATTACAGAGACAGATCTTTGTATTTTAATCAGACAACTCTCGATCAAACCGATTATATTGGAATTTCTACTAGTGGTAAAGTATTAGATTTTGACTCTTCAGCAAATCCCGTTACTACTTCTGGCGGGTTCTCTGGATCTATCGATATTAATTTTACTGGAATTACCACAAATCCAACTGGCAATAAGATTATTAGTCTTGGTAGTCAATTTACAAATGGTCTTTCGAATCCAGAGATAAATAAAGGGTCGGGAGAAATTGTATATTTGGACAATCGACCATTGATTTCAAGAAATTCTAGACAAAAAGAAGACGTTAAAATTATCCTGGAATTCTAAAAAATGCCACAGAAAACTAATTTAAACATAAATCCTTATTACGACGATTTTGATAAGGATAGTAATTTTTATAAAGTTCTGTTTAAACCAGGATATCCTGTACAGGCTAGAGAATTAACAACACTCCAGTCTATCTTACAGAATCAGATAGAATCTTTCGGTAGTCATATCTTTAAAGAGGGATCAATGGTGATCCCCGGAAATATTAATTATGATTCGGAGTATAATTCAATAAGATTAAATTCCGAACATCTTGGAATACCAGTTTCTTTATACGTTAATCAACTAGTAGGGAAAAGATTAACAGGTCAAAACTCTGGAATTACCGTAGTAGTCGATAGTTATGCTTTACCAGCAGAATCTACAGACATTACACATTTAACACTGTTTATCAAGTATCTTAATTCTGGAAGTGATAATGAAGTAAGAACTTTGGATGATGGTGAAGATTTAATTACAGAAGAATCTTTTGTTTATGGCAATACTTCTATTAACGCTGGAGATACTGTCGCTACTTTAGTAGCATTGAATGCTTCTGCTATTGGATGTGCTGTAGGTGTTTCTCAGGGAGTTTATTTTATTAGAGGAACATTTGTAGATGTTTCTACAGATAAAATAGTATTAGATCCATATTCAAACACTCCATCATATAGAGTTGGATTAAATATTTTAGAGGAAATTGTAACCGCAAAGGATGATCCCTCACTATATGATAATGCAAGAGGATTTTCAAATTATGCCGCACCAGGTGCCGATAGATTAAAAATATCCACAGTATTATCCAAAAAACCATTAACAGATTTCAATGACAAAAGTTTTGTCGAATTAATTAGACTTGATAATGGTGAAATTAAAAAGTTACAAAATAAATCAGAATATTCAATTATCAAAGATTATTTTGCTAAGAGAACTTTTGAAGAGTCTGGTGATTATACTGTAGATAAGTTTAAGATTCAAGTAGCAAACTCACTCAATGATGGTATTTCTAATGAGGGAGTATTCTTATCAACTCAAACAACTGATTCTGGCAACACCCCAAGCGATGACTTGATGTGTGTCAAGGTATCTCCAGGAAAAGCATATGTAAGAGGATTTGATATTGAGAAGCAAGCAACAACCATTCTTGATATTGAAAAACCAAGAGACAAAACAACAGTAAATACATCATTGGTCCCATTTGAGATGGGGAATTTGATCAAAGTTAATAATGTTACTGGAACACCTTTTATTGGAATTAACAATAACAATAATTCAGTATCATTCTATAACCAGAGAAAATCATCAGAATCTTCAGGGACAGGAACGGAGATTGGACAAGGAAGGATTTATTCCTTTAATTTGAGCGATGCTCCGTATTCAAATGATTCTTCGGAATGGGATTTATATCTTTTTGACATTCAAACTTATACGTCTCTGACTATCAATCAAAGTTTAGATTCCAACCAATGCCCAGCAACATCCTATATTAAGGGTGTGAGTAGTGGTGCTTCTGGATATGTTGTTTCTGCTGCTGCTGGAACTGAATTAACAGTCACTCAAACTTCTGGAACATTTATTGCCGGAGAGCAAATTTTAATCAATGAATCAACCGAATATTCTAGAAGCATTAAGACCGTAAAGGTTTATGGAACGCAAGATATTAAGTCATTATTCCAAAATTCGACTTCAATATCTTCGGGAATCAAGACTTCATTTGTAGCAGATACTGTTCTTCAAAGATTTACACCGTCTGGATTTAATGTTACAGACACTATTAAAATAACGGGAGGAGCAAGTGCAGGCACAGTTACTTCCCCAGGTAAAAATTTCTTGGGAATTAGAAGTGACACAATTATTAGATATCAAGTTTCTGGACTGTCCACAGAAACTTATAATAGGGTTGTTTCTGTTTCTGGTGATGGTCTAACAATGACCGTTGCCGGAATTTCTAGTGTTTTTGGAGTTTGTAATGGAGGACTTCCATCTTCCGACCAATCAGTCACATTCTCTCTTGGTATTCCAATCATTAAGAATAATGAGAATGCTGGTCTTTATGCTCCCCTAGAAGCTTCTAATATTTCTGATGTAAACCTATCAAACTCAAATCTTTTAGTAACGAATCAACTTAGAGAATTAACCACGGATGTAAACGGTTCTCTATCCATTGATGTCACTTCTACAGGAATCTCAAGTGCATTCTTTGAAACATTTGATGTAGAAAGATATTCTGTTCACTATTCAAATGGAGATATTGAAGATCTAACATCAGATCAATTTAGTTTAAATTCCAATGGAGCACAAATTGTTCTATCTGGATTAACTCCAAGCCAGTCATCTAATGTTACGGTAAATACTACTGTAAGAAAAAATTCAATTACGAATAAAGAAAAAGATTTTATTAGAAGCCAAAAGATAATAATTAATAAATCAGTTTCTGGTGTATCTACAGCATTAAGTGGATTATCAACAAGCCAATTCTATGGATTGAGAGTCCAGGATAAAGAGATTTCATTAAACGTTGCTGATGTAACTAATGTCGTCGGCGTATTTGAATCTTTAGATACATCAGATCCAACTCTCGATAGATTAACCTTTGTGTCTGGACTGGGATTAGATACAAATTCAATTCTTGGGGAAAGACTACTTGGAGCTACCAGTGGAGCGATTGCTCAACTTGTTACAAGATCATCTTCAACAGAAGTTGAAATTTGCTATCTTACGCCACAAAAATTCACAATTGGTGAAACTATTGCTTTCGAAGAGTCAAATATTCTTACCAATCTTCAGAATATAACTATCGGCAATTATTTAAATATCACCAATAGATTTGAATTAGATAAGGGTCAAAGGGAACAATATTATGATTATTCTAGACTTGTTAGAAAGATTGATTTTCCAGAACCAACAAGAAAACTTTTAATAGTATATAATTACTATTCAATACCATCAAATGATCTTGGTGATCTTTATACAGTAGAATCTTATGATCAAGAAAGATTTGCCAATGACGTTCCTCTATTGTCTGGTGGATTAAGATCTTCAGACACTTTAGATTTTAGACCAAGAGTAGCACCTTTTACATCAACAACTTCTTCACCATTTGCCTTTGCTAGTAGAACTTTTGGAACATCGGGAACCAATCCAACACTGGTAGTCACTCCAAATGAGAGCTCATTGATTGGGTATAGTTATTACCTGCCAAGAATTGATAAACTTGTTTTGGATAGTCAAGGAAACTTCTCCTTGATTAAAGGTGTCTCTTCCTTGGATCCAAAAGAACCAACTAATGTTGAGAGTGCGATGGATATCGCTACCATCAATCTTCCAGCATATCTGTATAGTCCAGATGATGCTGTTATCACTCTTGTTGATAATAGAAGATATACAATGAGAGACATTGGCAGACTTGATGATAGAATTGCCAATTTAGAAACAGTAACATCACTAAGTCTTTTAGAACTTGATACAAAGACTCTTCAGATTCAAGATGCTGACGGTCTATCAAGATTTAAGTCTGGATTTTTCGTTGATGACTTTAAGAATAACAACTTATTAGATGTTTTAAATCAAGACTGTAAGTGTGATGTTGATATTGAAAATAAAGAGTTAAATTCTCCTCTTGAATTTTATTCATTAAAACCAGAATTAGCACTATTACCATCAACAAATACAGATACTGCTGATTTTTCAGCTAATCTTGAGTTGCTAGATTCTAATGTAAGAAAAACTGGCGATTTAATAACTCTCAATTATGATGAAGTTGAGTGGATTGAGCAACCTTTGGCATCTAGAGTTGAAAATGTCAATCCATTCAATATGATTGAATTTATTGGAAGGGTTGAATTAAGCCCAGCATCTGATAACTGGGTCAGAAACATATTTGTTAGCGGTGGTGAAAGAACAATTACCGGAGATTTTGATGGTTCTTATGTAGAAACTATCAAGATAAGTAGTGTTCCAGATGAACACATAAGATCAAGAAATGTTGGATTTGCTGCTGGGGGATTAAAACCAGTTACAAGATATTATCCATTCTTTGATAGTTCAAGTGGAATTGACATTGTTCCAAAACTCTTGGAAATTTCTATGACATCTGGAATTTTCCAAAACGGTGAAACGGTTGATGGATTTATTGGTGGAACAAGAGTAATAACCTTTAGAACTTGTCAACCAAATCACAAGACTGGTGATATTAATAACCCAGCTACAACATTTAACGCCAACCCATATAATGTATCAATTAGTTTACCAACAACATATTCAGCATCATCAACAGTATTGAATGTAGATGCTGCTTCTCTTTCGGAAGAAGCACAAGGAAGGTTTAATGGTTATGTTACTGTCGGCACTGTTCTTCTTGGAAGATCTAGTGGCGCTCAAGCTACAGTTTCAAATATCAGATTAGTTTCTGATACTTTTGGTGATCTTGGCGGTACATTCTTCTTTAGAGATCCTCTTGCTTCTCCCCCACCACCATTAAGATTTAGAACTGGTACAAAGACATTTAAGTTAACATCCAGTTCTTCAAATGCAACTCCTCTCCCAGGAAGTCTCTTAATTAGTAGTGCCGAAACTAGTTATGCAACAAGTGGAATAGTTGATACATTTAGACAAACTACAGTTATTGTAAGAAGACCACCACCACCTCCACCACCACCACCAGCACCAAATCGTGGTGGTGGAAAGGATCCACTAGCACAAACCTTTACGGTTGATGAAACTGGTGCTTTCCTGACATCTGTAGATCTCTTCTTTGCTAATAAAGATGAAAATGAAAGAGTAACTGTTGAATTAAGAACAGTCGAACTTGGAACTCCTACAGATCAACTAGTTCAAGATTATGCAAGGGTTACATTAGAACCATCTCAAGTCAATACTTCGACGGATGGATCAGTTGCCACAAGAGTGACTTTCCCATCACCAATTTATCTACAACCAGGAACCGAGTATGCTTTAGTTATTCTTGCTCCATCATCAAATAATTATGAGTCATGGATTGCCAGAATGGGTGAGAGAACAGTTAACACGCAGAATCTACCAGATGCTGAAAGTGTTATTGTAACTCGCCAATATCTTGGTGGAAGTTTGTTCAAGTCCCAAAATGGAACTATTTGGACTGCTAGCCAATTTGAAGATCTTAAGTTTAAACTGTATAAAGCACAATTTACTCAAAATCTTGGTACAGTTTATTTCTATAATCCAAAACTTGGAACACAGAGTAGTCAAATACCAAGACTTCTTCCAAATCCAATTAAAACATTACCAAGAAAACTTAAGGTTGGTATTACTACTACAACAACTTTAGATAATACTCTAATTCCTGGAAGAAAAGTCAGTGAAGGAAGTTCTTCTGGACCTACTGGATACATTGAAAAGGTTGGAAGTAATATTGCCGCACTTACATTAACTAATACTGGTGTAGGATACTCAAATGGCACATTTACTGGAGTATCACTTTATAATGTAACTGGAAGCGGTTCTGGTGCTGTTGGTGTAGTAACAGTTTCATCAAATGTCATTTCTGCGGTTTCAATCACAACTCCTGGTAATGGATATGTTATTGGCGATGTTCTGGGAATTACAACAAGTAATGTTGTGAAAGGAACTAATGCCACGATAACTGTATCTAATATTAATGGAATTGATACATTATATCTTACCAATGTTCAAGGTGAAGAATTTACCGATGGTCAAGATTTGATTTACTATGATGGAACAACCGCAGTTTCTTTGGCGAATACTGATATAAGAGGTTCATCTTCTGTTATTAGTAATCTTTATGATGGAAGAGTTATTGAGGTTGAGCATTATAACCATGGAATGACCGCAGATACAAATAAGGTAACATTGGCAGATGTTCAACCAAACAGTGCACCAGTTTTATTAACTGCTGACATAACTTCAACATCAAGCATAATTTCGGTTGCTAGCACCACACCTTTCGCAACATTTGAGGGAATTTCTACCTCTACTGGATATGTTAAAATCAATAATGAAATCATTTACTATGATAGTATTGGATCTGGAACTCTTGGTATTGGAACAAGAGGTGTAGATAACACTTCGGTCAGAACTCATTCAATTAATGATCTATGTTATAAGTATGAACTGAATGGCATCTCTCTTACTAAGATTAATACAACCCATGATATGCCAATCGATTCTGCCCTTAAATCTTCTAAGAATATTGACAAATATTATTTACAGATAAGCAGATCCAACAGACCATCTGGCGATTCTCAATTGAGTTTTACGGATCAAAGATCTGTTGGCGGTACAGATGTATTTGCCTCACAAAACTTCCAATATAATGCTATCGTTCCACAATTTAATGTTATAACCCCAGGCGAATCTACTTCAGTTTCATGTCAATTAAGATCAGTTTCTGGAACTAGTGCTGGTGGATCCGAAGTATCATTTATTGACCAAGGATATGAATCAGTTGAACTTAATCAGTTAAACAGACTGTCATCTACTAGAATGGTCTGCTCCGAAATCAACGAGACTTCAAAGCTTACGGAGTTACCAAAAAATAGATCAACCACATTGTCAGTTCAATTTAATTCCCAAGATCCAAATCTTTCTCCAGTTTTGGATACTCAAAATGGTGTTCTTGTTCTACAAAGAAACAGAATCAATTCTCCAGTAAGTGACTATGCTAAGGACTCTAGGGTTAATCAAATTTCCGGAGATCCACACTCCTCAATTTATATTTCAAATAGAATTGATTTGAAACAACCAGCAACTTCTTTGAAGGTTCTAGTTTCGGCATATAGACACTCTTCTGCGGATTTCAGAGTTCTTTATAGACTCTTTAGACCAGATTCAAGTGAAGTTGAGCAAACTTATGAACTATTCCCTGGATACAATAATTTGAAAGATCTTGATGGGGATGGATTTGGTGAAACCATCATTGATACAACTCTGAATAATGGAAGAGCGGATGCTTTTGTACCATCAAGTAGAGATAATGAATTTTTAGAATATCAATTTAGTGTTGATAATCTTGATCAATTTGTTGGATTTGCTATTAAAATTGTATCAAGTGGAACTGATGAGGCACATGCCACAAGATTTAAAGATTTGCGAGTAATCGCATTGGCATAATGATACCAGTAGAAGGTCACAAGCATCTTTATCGAGATGAAAACTCTGGTGCTATTGTAAATCATGATGTTCATGGATATACACAATATATCAAAATGAAATTTGAAAGACAGCACCAGAGGGAGGAGTTGGATCAGATAAAAAATGATATTGATGAGATCAAATCTTTATTAAAAGAAATTATCAATGGATCCAAATGACACCAATTATCTTGGATTCGATGAAGTATAAATATATTTTAGATCCTGAAAATATTTTATAAATGGCAGCGGTTTATGTAAGTAATTTAGTCGTAAATACTGGTACTACATTTACTCAAACTTTTTCACTAGAAAATAGTGATTCAAGTTCTGTTCTAAACTTGGGTGGATATAGTATTTCTGCCCAAATGAGAAAACATGCTGGTAGTTCTTCATATACAACATTTGATGCCTCCATTTTAAATGCTTCTGCAGGAACAGTTAAGGTTGGTCTAGGTACTACAACAACAGCATCATTAAAACCTGGTCGCTACGTTTATGATGTTCTAATTACTGATAATAGTGGAGTGATAACTAGAGTTGTTGAGGGATCTGTTCTAGTTAGAGAAGGAGTAACTCGCTAATGGCAGACATTAGAGTAAGAGTTGGTCAACAAAATGCGATAAAAGTCGTATCATCACTAGCAGGAACCAAAGATATATCTTTGGGTGATCTAACAGATGTAAACTTACCATCCGCACTATTAAATGGAATGGTTCTTGTTTATAACTCTACTACACAAAAATGGGACGCAACACTGGAGCTAACCCCAGGAACATCACAGAATTTAGACATCAACGGAGGTAGCTTTTAATGGCAAGTATTATTAGGATCAAAAGATCCTCTGGTACTAGTTTACCCGCCAGTCTGCAATGGGGTGAGTTAGCAATTGTAACTGGCGTTGGTAGCGCCACAGGAACTAACCAAAATAGAGATAGAGTCTATATTGGTGATGATGGATCTAACGTATTAAGTGTTGGTGGACGTTATTATACGTCCATGATGGATCACGTTCCAGGAACCGTTGATGGAATAACAAATACAAGAAATAGTGACGGTGGTATAGTTGCTATTCTTGATAATAATAGAAAGGTTGATCAGTGGAATGTTGATAACCTAAGATTAGACGGAAATACATTTTCATCCCAGAATACAGACGGTGATATTATATTAGATCCCAATGGGACTGGTGAAATTAATATCGTTGATGACACATTTCTATCTTTTGGTACAGATAAAGATAGTAAAATTGAATATGATGAAAACGGCACCAATCAGTTAACATTTACTGGTGCTGATATTAGGATTAATATCACATCAGACTCTACTAGTAAAGATACTGGTGCTCTCATAGTTGAGGGTGGTGTCGGTATTGAAGGAAATTTGAACGTTGGTGGAAATGCCAGCATTACGGGTGTTACTTCATTTACTGGTGAAGTAAATCTTGGTGATGTAAGAATAACTGACAATATAATTTCTACTGTTCCTGGATCTGATGGGATCTTATATATTGACCCATATCCAGATGGATTGAGTAATGAAGGAACCGTTGTAATCAAAGGTGATTTACAAGTTGATGGTACAACAACATCGGTAAATTCTACTGTTGTATCAATCAACGATCCGATTATTGTTCTTGGTGACGTAACAAGCAAAAGAACAGTAATGTCGCCAGTTGCTTCTGGTGTCTCTACAATTACTCTTGATTCTGTAATTGGCATTAATACTGGAGATATTATTCAAGGTAGTGCTTCTCTACCAAATAGTGGATTAACTACGGTTACTGCTTATAATACAACAACAAAAATCATTACCATTGAAGGTACTACCTCTTCTGGTATTACTACAACCACACAATTAACAATCACCCATGCCTTTGATACCAATACCGACAGAGGTATTGCTTTTGATTATAATACTGGTGTAGGAACGGCAAATAACAAGAGTGGTTTCTTTGGTTATATTGACGGGTCAAATACTGGTAGTGCAGCAGTAGATAGATCTTGGACATATATTCCAGATGCTACGATCACATCTCCTGGCATTGTAACTGGAACTAGAGGTTTCCTAGATATTAAAGGTATCTATTATCAGACTGGAGATTTCAGCACCAGTGGTATTGTATATTTCAATTCTGATGGTTTACAGACCTCAACAGTTGCTCCAGGATCAGGTATTAGTACATCAAACTTTGTTCTAACAACCGATTCTGTTGGAACACCAACTTGGACAGATACTCTCGATGGAGGACAATTCTAATCTATGAATACTGAAGTGGACGTAAATATTCTCATTAATATTTACAATCAAAAATTATCAACTTTATCAAATCAAAATACTTTACTGGAAGCAAAACTTCAAACCTTGAAAAAGGATTATGAAGATTTACAAGAAAGATATGGCGATCTCTTAAGTTCCAGTCAAATAGAGGAATAGTAAAATGGCAAAACCAGCATCTAGACAACAACTTATTGACTACTGTTTGAGGAGGCTAGGTGCTCCTGTATTGGAAATTAACGTTGATGATGACCAAATAGATGATTTAGTTGATGACGCTCTTCAGTACTTCCAGGAGCGTCATTTTGATGGTGTTGAAAGGATGTATCTAAAGTACAAAATATCTCAATCAGATTTGGATAGAGGAAGAGCAAAAAGCACTGATGGAGTTGGCATCGTCACAACAACAGCAACATCAACTTCCATCAGTGGATATGGCACAACAACATCAAGTTTTTATGAAACTTCCAATTTCATACAAATTCCAGATTCGGTTATTGGAATAGAAAAAATTTTTAAATTTGACACCAGTTCAATTTCTGGAGGAATGTTTAGTATAAAATATCAATTATTCCTCAACGATTTATATTATTTTAATTCAGTTGAACTTCTTCAATATGCGATGGTAAAAACATATTTGGAAGATATAGATTTTTTACTTACAACTGATAAGCAAATTAGATATAACAAACGTCAAGATAGACTTTATCTAGATCTTGATTGGGGATCACAATCTTTAGATACGTATTTAATAATAGATTGCTATAGAATTTTAGATCCAGATACATATACTAATGTTTATAATGATAGTTTCCTAAAGAAATATCTTACAGCACTTATTAAACGTCAGTGGGGACAAAACTTGATTAAGTTTAGGGGCGTAAAACTACCTGGCGGTATTGAATTAAATGGCAGAGAAATCTATGAAGATGCTGAAAGGGAATTAGAAAGTATTAAACAATCAATGGCTCTTGAATATGAGCTTCCACCTTACGACTTTATTGGATAATGGCACTAAATCCATTTTTTCTACAAGGATCACCGAGTGAACAGAGGCTCGTACAGGATCTTATTAATGAACAACTCACAATATATGGAGTTGAGGTAACTTATATACCAAGAAAGTTTGTTAGAAAACAAACTATTATTGAAGAAATACAATCATCGGTATTTGATGATAATTTTTTAATTGAAGCATATGTTAATACTTATGAAGGTCACTCTGGTGCCGGAGATATTCTAACAAAATTTGGAATGAGTTTGAGAGATGAATTGACAATTACAATATCAAAGGAAAGATTTGAAGACTTTATCGCTTCTTTTATGGCAGCAATGCCTGAAAATGAAATAGAATTAGCATCTAGACCTCGTGAAGGAGATTTGGTTTATTTTCCGTTGGGTCAAAGACTATTTGAAGTTAAGTTTGTTGAGCATGAGCAACCATTTTATCAATTAGGTAAAAATTATGTTTATGAATTAAAGTGTGAACTCTTTGAATATGAAGATGAGGTTCTCGATACTTCAATTGATGAAATTGATACCACAATCGAAGATATTGGATTTATTACGACTCTAAACCTCATTGGACTTGGTAGAACGGCAACAGCAACTGCTAATAAAGGTGATGGATATATCAGTCAAATTTTCTTAAACAATGATGGTAGTGGATATACCGGAACTCCAATTGTTTCTATTTCTACTGCACCATCTGGAGGAACAAATGCGACTGCTGTTGCTATTACAACGAATAAAGCGGGCGTTTACTCTATAGATAGAATTCTTTTAACAAATGCTGGTATTGGATATCAATCACCTCCAACAATCACAATCAGTGGTGGTGGAGGAACTGGAGCAGCAGCAACATGTTCCATTCAAACTTCTGAGTTTGGTGTGATATCGATTGCCATGGTAGATAATGGTGTTGGATATTCTACAGTACCATTGGTAACTATATCTAACCCAGGATCTGGTATTGGATCTACTGCTCTTGCTATTGCCACCATAAATGCTGACACTGAAGTTTCTTCTATTAGAATTGCCAACGCTGGCATAGGATATACATCTGGAGATACTCCAACTGTTACCGTTGCTCCACCACCACTTATAACTGGAATCGGAACATTTAGATTTAATGAAATTATTAGAGGACTTACATCTAAAACAGAAGCAAGAGTTAAATCTTGGGATTCGGATACAAAAATTCTTAAGATATCTTTAGTCGGAATAGGAACAACCGTAAGTGGATTCATTCCCGGAGAAACAATAGTTGGAACATATTCAACAGTTTCTGCGGCATCCACATCAGATGGATATGCCATTTATAGTGTAAAATCATACGATCATACAGATACATATGATAAATATGATCAAAACGACGAGATTGAAGAAGAGGCAGATACCTTCCTTGATTTCTCACAATCTAATCCATTTGGAACTTACTAATGTTGGGAACTTACTTTTATCACGAAATCCTACGAAGAACTGTCATTTCTTTTGGTACAATTTTTAATGATATTCACATACGCCATAAGAATTCAACCGGTGGAGATATAAGTGATATTAGAGTTCCTCTTGCTTATGGTCCTATTCAAAAGTTTTTAGCAAGAATTGAACAGCAGGCAGATTTAAATAAAGCAACTCAGATTACATTACCAAGAATGTCATTTGAGATGAATTCCATTCAATATGATCCAACAAGAAAAGCTGGAGTAACTCAAACATTCAAAGCATCTGATGGTACTAACCTTAAGAAGGTTTATATGCCTGTTCCATATAATATTGGATTTGAACTGAATATTTTGTCAAAACTGAATGATGATGCCTTACAAATCGTTGAGCAAATTTTACCGTACTTTCAACCATCATTCAATTTAACATTAGATTTAGTAGATTCTATCGGAGAGAAAAAAGATATAAGTGTTGTATTGGATAGTATTTCTTTCCAAGATGACTACGAAGGAGATTTTTCAACGAGAAGGGCATTAATTTATACTTTACAATTTACTGCCAAAACCTATTTGTTTGGTCCGATCGCAGATACCACAGATGGTCTTATTCGTAAGGTACAGGTTGATTACTATGCTTCTATTGATAGAGAAAATGCTAAGAGAGAATTGAGATATACTGCGACTCCAAAGGCACTTAAGGATTATAATAATGATGATAGTGCCGTATTAAGAGAACCTCTTACAAAGACTGAAACTAGATTATCAATCAACTCATCATCTAATCTTTCTGCGGATGATAGAATTATTATTAACAGTGAAATAATGAAAATTATTGAGATCGTTGATGGAACAACAATTACTGTTAAGAGAGGATATGATGGTAGCACAATTACTACACACTTGGAAAATACAAGTATTGATAAGTTGACTGCTGCAGATGATGCTTTGATTGATGTTGACGATGACTTTGGATTTAATGAAAATCTATATTCATTTACAGACTCTAAAGACTACAGTCCTTCAAGAAGTATAGATATCTAATAATGAGATAGTATTATGTCGAACAGTTTTGATAAAATCGATGAGGCTCTGAACATAGAGAGTAGTCTTGTAGAGATCGACTCTCCACAAAATGAAAGAGTTGATCTGATTAAAAAACCAGATAATAATGATATTCAAAAAGATTATCAGTATACCAGAGCAAATTTATATTCATTGATTGAAAAGGGGCAAGAGGCAATCAATGGGATCATGGAACTTGCTGGAGAGGGTGGAAGTCCAAGAGCATATGAAGTTGCCGGTCAATTAATTAAGTCTGTTGGAGATGTTACGGATAAATTAATTGATCTTCAGAAAAAACTTAAAGATGTCGAGGAAGATACTGTCAAAACAACTAATAATGTTACAAATAATGCTTTGTTTGTTGGATCAACAGCAGAGTTATCAAAACTACTTAAACAAGGTTTTCTAAATAATAAAGAGTAATACGATATTTTAATGGGCTGGTCTGGCAAATACAAAAGATCAATAGATTGTGATAATCCTAAGGGGTTTTCACAAAAGGCTCATTGTGATGCTCGCAAAAAAAGAGCGGCAGGTGAAGAAACATCTTCAAAATCTCCATTTAATGAAGATGTGAAAGGTGCTACATTTTCAAAATTTTCACACAAAACAAAGCACCTTTCAAAATCTCAACATCAGTTAGATCCAAATTTAGATATAAAACAATTGGTTCATCACGCAACTGTTCAATATGTTGATAGGGACGCTGATGGTGATGTTGACGTTTATGATAAACCAAACAAAAAAACTCCAGATGAAAATCCATTAAGTGGACCAGTTCAAGCTCAAGTTTCTTCTAAAAAATTAATTGCCAAACAAAAAGGTGAATTAAAGCATACCAGAAGAGGTATGGCATATGAGGAGACTAAATCTGGAGATGAAGGTCTTCGTGATTGGTTTGGTAAGTCAAAATCATCTGACGGTAAAAGTGGTTGGGTTCAATTAGGTGGCAAATGGGCAGGAAAACCTTGTGCTCGTCAACCAGGACAAACTTCCACACCAAAATGCGGCAGTTCTAAAATGGCAGCAAATCTTTCCCCAGAGGAAGAAGAAAGAGCGAGAAGAAGAAAAAATAGACAAGATCCTAACCAACCAGAAAAAACTGGTGGAGCAAAACCAACAAATGTAAGAACCGAAGAAATGGATTTACAAGAAGTCAAGGACAAACCAGGCAAAGGCAGTGGTAAAAAAGATGCCTGTTACAATAAAGTAAAATCAAGATATGATGTTTGGCCAAGTGCTTATGCTTCTGGAGCACTGGTTAAGTGCCGCAAAGTTGGTGCGGCAAACTGGGGAAATAGTACAAATGAAGAGAAGGATCATGAGTATTCAATGGCTCGTTCTGAACTTTCCACAATTATTGCTGCGGCAAAGAGATTGAAGAAAAAAATGGGAAAGGGTGAAGGGAATATTGAAGCATGGGTTCAATCCAAAATTACAAAAGCGGCAGATTATATTGACACTGCGGCAGATTATGTCGAAAGCGGTGAGCATAATGTTGATGAGGCATGTTGGGTTGGATATAAGCAAATTGGCATGAAAAAGAAGGGTAAGAGAATGGTTCCAAATTGTGTAAAGGAGGGATATTCAAACTGGCGACAAGAACTCGAAGAAGATTGGCAAAAGGTTAACAAGTCAGATAAAACTGATGGTATGAGTCCCGCAGCAGTTAAGGCATATCGTCGTGAGAACCCAGGTTCCAAACTTAAGACTGCTGTAACTGGTGATCCAAAACCAGGTAGTAAGGATTCTAAGCGCAGAAAGTCCTTCTGTGCCCGCTCTAAGGGGCAGCAAGACATGCATAACATCGATTGCTCTAAAACCCCCGATAAAGCAATTTGTAAAGCCCGTCGTCGCTGGAAGTGCTGATCAATGAAAAGTTTTCAACAGTTTCTATCAGAAAGCATCACCATTAATGGTGATTTTAATGG